ATGTCGCAGCGCCGGTTGCGGGGCTGGCTGCCGCCTTTGGAGAACATCAACTCGCTGGTTGCATCGGGCGGGCCGCGTCTGCTGGCGCGGTCGCGCGAACTGGTGGTGACCAACGGCTATGCGGCCAATGCCTGCGAGGCCTTTGCGTCGAACTTGGTGGGAGACGGGATCAAGCCTTCGTCGCTGATCGAGGATCCGAACTTACGCGACCTGGTGCAGCGGCTCTGGCTCGCCTGGACCGATGAGGCCGATGCCGACGGGCTGACCGATTTCTACGGCCTCCAAGCGATGGTGGCGCGCGAGATGTTCGTCGCCGGTGAATGCTTCGTCCGGCTGCGTCCACGTCGGGCCGAGGATGGTCTGCTGGTGCCGATCCAGCTGCAATTGCTGCAGTCGGAGATGCTGCCGTTCGATAAAACGGAGACCGCCGCCAATGGCAACCGCATCCGCTGTGGCATCGAGTTCGATGCCATCGGGCGGCGCGTGGCCTATCACTTCCGCCGCCGCCATCCCGGCGACAGCACCGATCAGGGTATGACCGCGACCGAAACCGTGCGGGTTCCGGCCCAGGATGTGCTGCACATCTACCGCCCCATCGACGCAGGGCAAATCCGAGGCCTGCCACATGTGGCGCCCGCCATGGTGCGGCTGTTCCTGCTCGACCAGTATGACGATGCCGAACTCGACCGGAAGAAGACGGCGGCGATGTTCGCAGGCTTCATCACCAAGACAGCACCAGAAGAGCAGCTCATGGGCGAGATCGAGGCGACCGACGACAATGGTGCCACTGTCAGTCTGGAACCCGGCACTTTGCAGGTGCTGCTGCCGGGTGAAGACGTCAAGTTCTCCAGCCCCGCCGATGTGGGTGGCGGCTATGAGGCGTTCCAGTACCGGACGCTGCTGTCGGTCTCGGCCTCGCTGGGGCTGCCCTATCATCTGGTGACCGGCGATGTGCGGCAGGCCAACTATTCCAGCCTGCGGGCCGAACTCGTGGAGTTCCGCCGCCGCGTCGAACAGTTGCAGCATGGCGTGATCGCGCATCAGCTCTGCCGACCCGTCTGGGCGCGGTGGCTGGAAACGGCGGCCCTGTCGGGTGCGCTCGATCTGCCGGGGTTCACGGGCAATCCGGCGCGCTACCGCCCGGTGAACTGGATCCCGCCGCGCTGGGACTGGGTCGATCCGCTGAAGGACATCCAGGCGCAGGTGCTGGCGATGGAGGCCGGGATCATCTCGCGGCGCAAGGTTGTCGAGGCCACGGGCTACGATGTCGAGGAAATCGACCGCGAGAACGCGACCGACGCGGCCCGCGTGGCGGCACTGGGTCTGCGTTACCGCACCAGCCCCGGCGAGACGCAGGGCGCGCGGGCCACACCGGCGCAGGTGCCGGATGCTGGCGGCGACGCAGGCAGCGGCGCTGGCCCGGGCACCGACAGTACATCTGAACAGGAGTGAAAGCATGGCCAGCTGGTATGCGATCCGCGCCCGGGCCACCGGCGCGGAAGTGGCGATCTATGACGAAATCGGTGCGCATGGCGTATCGGCCAAGGGGTTCCTGGCCGAACTTGGCGCGCTGCCAGAGGGCACGCCCATCGATCTGCGGCTGAACAGCCCCGGCGGTTCGGTCTTCGATGCGGTGGCGATCTACAACGCGATCAAGCGCCACGAGGGGCCGGTCACCGTCTGGATCGATGGCATCGCGGCCTCGGCCGCCTCTTACGTCGCGATGGCGGGCGACGAAATCGTCATGCCGGAAAACGCCTTCCTGATGATCCATGATCCGGCCGGGGTGGTCATGGGCACGGCCGCCGACATGCGCGCCATGGCCGAGGCGCTGGACAAGGTGGGTGACAGCCTCGCCGTCGGCTATGCGGCGAAATCCGGCCGCCCGGCCGACGAGATCGCGGCGCTGATGGCCGCCGAGACCTGGCTCGATGCGACCGAGGCGCTGGCGCTCGGCTTCGCCGACCGGCTGGTCGAGCCGGTGCGCATCGCCGCCAGCTTCGACATCGGCCGCTTCCGCAACGCGCCACCCGCGCTGCTTGAGACTGTGGATGCCGAAGGCCAGGACGACACGGAAACCGTTCCGGAGGAGAACGGTTCCGACGGCGATGTCGCTGCAAGCCCTGTCGGGCCGCAAGAGATGGCGGGCGAGGCCAGCGCCGATGATCGCTCCGACGATACCGAGGGGCGTGTCGTGTCCGACAAAATGCCCCCGCCGCCGCCTCGCGCGCCACCCGACCCGGCGCCACCCGATCCCGCAGCGATCCGGGCCGAGGCCATGGCGCATGCTCGCGCCGTCGTCGATCTCTGCCGCCTTGCCGGGCAGCCGCAAATGGCCGGGCGCTTTCTGGAAACCGACGCGGGCCTCGCCGAGGTCCGCGCCGCACTCCTGGCTTTGAGGTCCGAGGCCGAGCCCCAAATTGCAGCGCATCATGCACAACCCGGCCGCCATTTGAACACCCGCCCATGGGGCGAGATCGTCGCCCGCACCTTCAAGCTGAAAGGATAACCCCGTGACCACGCTCACCGAGACCACCCACCCCGGCGGCTTCCTCGTCTGGGAGGCGCTTCGCGATTACACCCGCGAGCCCATCACCGTCGCCTCCGGCGCGCTCGACCCCGGCACCGTGCTGGGCAGGATTACTGCATCCGGCAAATACGCCGCGCACGATCCCGTCGCCGTCGACGGCACCGAGACCGCCGCCGCCGTGCTCTGGGGCAAGGCCGACGCCACGGGCGGCGATGTGCCCGCCGTGGCCCTGATCCGCGGCCCCGCCATCGTCAACCGCAACGATCTCGTCTTTGCCGGAAGCCTCGGCGCTCCCGAGATCGCCGCCGCCCATGCCGCCCTTCTGGCGGCGGGCATCCTCGTCCGCTGATCAAACTCTCAAAGGAGGCATCCTCATGGCCACCATGGACATCTTCGAAGGCGATGCCTTCACCATCATCGAACTCACCCGCGCGCTCGAAAACATCCCCTTCAAGCCCGCGATCCTGTCGGGGGCGGAATTGTTCTCGCCGCGCGGCGTGCGCGCGCGCACCGTCGTGATCGAGAGCCGCGATGGCACGCTGTCGCTGATCCCGTTCTCGGAACGCGGCTCGGCCTTCGAGCAACAGGTGCCCGAACGCCGCGACATGCGGGCGTTTGTGTGCCGCCAGTTCAAGAAGCAGGATGTGCTCTGGGCCTCCGAGATCCAGGGCATCCGTGACTTCGGCTCGGAAAGCGCGACCCAGCAGGTGCAAAGCGAGGTCGCCCGCAAGCTCGGCCGTCTGCGCCAGGATGCCGAGGCGACTTTCGAGTATCACCTGCTGAACGGCATCCAGGGGATCGTGAAAGACCCCAAAGACAGCGCAACGGTGATCAACTACTTCACCGAGTTCGGCATCACGCCCGCCACCGAGATCGACTTCGATCTGGACAATGCGACCCCGGGCTCCGGGGCGCTGCGCAAACGCTGCCAGGCACTGATCGAAAGTGTCGAGGATACGATGGGCGGCCTTGCCACCGGTGCGATTGCGCTGCGCGCCGAATGCGGTTCGGCCTTCTTCGCCGATCTGGTGGCGCATAAGGAGGTGCGCGAGACCTACCTCAACACCGCCGCCGCCGCCGATCTGCGTGGGCGCGTCGCCGACGAGGTCAGCTTTGGCGGCATCACTTTCCGCCGCTACCGGGGTGGCGCGGGGTTCGGCGTGCCGACCGACAAGGCCTTCTTCTATCCCGAAGGCGTCGAGGGGCTGTTCGAAATCTACCACGCCCCCGCCGACACCTTCGAGACGGTGAACACGCTGGGCCTACCGCTCTACGCCCGCACCATCCCGGACCGCGACCGCGACCGCGACGAATGGGTGCGCCTCGAGATCGAAAGCAACCCGCTGCCGATCTGCACCCGGCCCCAGGTGCTGCGGTCCGCGCGGCGGACGTGATGAACGCCTTTGCCGCCGCCATCGAGATGCTCTTCGCCGATCCCAACATCGGCGTTGAGGCGATCTACACATCCGATGGCGGCGCGCCCGTGCTTGTGCGCGCCGTCGCCCGGCGTGCGGACGCCGTCAGTGAATTCGGTGATGCGCGACTCTGGTCGGAAACCACGCGTATCGACCTGCGCGTGGCCGAGGTGCCGAACCCGCGTCCCGGCGACCGGCTCGAGATCGACAGCGAAGCTTTCCTCATTCAAGGCGAGCCCGTCCGCGACCGCGAACGGCTGGTCTGGACTGTCGATCTGAGGCCAGCGTGAAACTGAAACTCGCCATCGATCCCGACATCGTCGCCCTGATGGCTGCCGAGGTTGCCGCAGGCGAACGCGCCGTCACCACCGCGATGCGCGAGGCAGGGACGGGGCTGAAATCCGCCTGGCGGGCACAGATCACCGGCGCGGGGTTGGGCACAAGGCTTGCCAACTCGATCCGCCTCGCCAGCTTCCCGAAGGCGGACGAAAGCCTGAATGCGGCAGCACTGGTCTGGTCGAAAGCCCCGGTGATCGTCGGTGCGCATGATACCGGCCCGCTGATCCGCTCGAAAAACGGGTTCTGGCTGGCGATCCCGCTGCCTGCCGCAGGCAAATCCCTGCGCGGCGGTCGGATCACGCCGGGCGAATGGGAGCGCCGCACCGGCCTGCGCCTGCGCTTCATCTATCGTCGCCGTGGGCCGAGCCTGTTGGTGGCCGAGGGGCGGCTCAATTCCAAGGGCCGGGCCGTCGCATCACGCTCGAAGACCGGGCGCGGCAAGGTCACCGCGCCGATCTTCCTGCTGGTGCCGCAGGTCAAGCTGCCGAAGCGGCTGGATCTCGCGCGCGATGCGGAACGGGCGCACGACGCGGTACCGGGGCTGATCGTGGCGAACTGGGTGGAGGGTCGGCTGTGA